CAACAATCAGGAGTCTTGTAAAAGACAAAAAGAAAAAGAAATCAGTAAGTCTTGAAATAAAAGACAAGAGTACTAAAGTATTTATTGGATATGTCGGTATTGGCAGTTTTATTTACTTTTTTATACTTGACTTAACTTATGGCTTTGATGAAAACTTTAATTCTTTTATATGGCTAGGTATGTTTTTTATAGAGATATATCTAGCATTAGGCAATATATCTAAAAAGTATAATGCTAAAAAAGAAGAAAAAGTAAATGGAGAGAAAGATGTTAACAACAGCAGCAATGTGTCTAGCACTTAATATGTTCTTTGAGGCTCGTAATGAACCACTCGAAGGACAACTACTAGTTGCAGAAGTAACTCTTAACAGGGTTGCTAGCAAAAGCTATCCAGACAACGTGTGTGATGTTGTTTGGCAAAGAAAACAATTTAGCTGGACTCATGATGGTAAACATGATGACCCAACTAGAATGAACTACCTCGACAGAGTCTCTTGGGATCACATCCAAAAGGCGGCAGTTGAAGTGTTAAAAAACCCAGAAGAAGTGTTGCCCGGAAGTCGGGCGACTCACTACCACGCAGACTATGTTAAACCCTATTGGGTTAAAGAGATGAAATATATAGGCAAGGTTGGATCACATTTGTTTTATAAAAAGTGAGAAAACTAACGCATCTATAATGAAGAAACCTTTAAAGGAGTAAATCAAATGGGTACAGTAATCGGAGTGATGGTGTTCTTTGTAGCACTTGCAGTAGTTGCTTGCATAGTTGAAGTAGCAATGGACCTTGGCTATATGAAAGCCTTAAATGATAAAATGGAAGGAAAGTGGGATGAGTAATTATCTTATACATACAGTTAGTGTCTATAATCTAGACCTAGAGCTTTTATCTTTTAGAGAGTTTATTTCAAAAGAAAAAGCAGAGAAGTACGCTAAAGATCTCAGATCACAACATCTGAAGCATGTCGGTAAAATTGAAGTTAAAACAAAAGAGGTTAACCATGCGTAAACCTAAAATGACTGAGGAAGAGTTAGCTAAACACATGAAGGCTATTTCTTTCTCAAACCTTGTAAAAGAGATTAACGAAAAGTGGTCTCATACTTACATAGATGTCTCTAATAATGTAGACGAAGAAGCTACTATTATAGACGAACAGTGAGATCCAGTGAATCCATTTAATATAAGTGGATTCCGTGGATTTCATTGGAATCCTCCCTGTTGTGTAACTTGCCCTCTAGCTCACCTCCCAGAGCCAAGAGGGTTTTTTAGACCACAGTGGTCTGTTTCGAAACTTAACCCAAGAGGTAAAACTATGACTATTAATTCTACAGTACACAAAGAATCATGCGGCTACAATGACAATCTTCGCCGTGACGCCGTAAGCTTTGCAATTATGTGTGGAAATCAAAAAACTGCAGCAAATCGTTTTGGCGTCAGCAAAGGAAGTATTCATAATTGGCTTTGTGCGTTTGACTTTAATAATGAATATCACAGTGTAAAGATGCAGAAACGCCTTGAAGGTGTTTTCGCTAAACCTTACAAAAATGGTAATCGTGTTTATGATGACGCTTTTCGTTTAAAAGTTGCAAACTTTGCAAACCGTTACAGTGTTAAACACGCAGAACAAAAGTTCAAAGTAACCAACGCAACTATTTACAAGTGGCTTAAAACTTTTAACATGGCAAATAGCTACTGGAATAAGTAAAACAAAACCCCTCATCCCCTTCGGGGGGTGGGGGATTATTACCCCTCTTTTTTTTTCAAATCATAGTAAGGAAATATATTGGTAGAAGTTATTGGTGTGTTCTTGTTATATGTACTTATTAAAGCTTACAACAAGGATCAAGATAAAGACCAATAGCTATTATATCCACAAAAGTAGAGTACTATTGTACAATGTCTACAGAAGGAATAGTGAATGAATGAAACAGTTCTAGACAGGCTAAGCAAAGACTTAGAGTATAGACAATCTATGTTAGATAACAGACAATCAGCTAGCTTTTTAGTAGAAATGCAAGCAAGAGAAATTATAGAATTCTCTTATGCTCATATCTTAAAAGGACTAGAAAGAAAATCAACTTTAGTAGAGGTAGCAAGCAGCATTGGAAGGAGGCTGCGACAAAAGTTAAGACAAAGGCAAAACAGTGTTTTAGATATTCAAGGTGGTTGGTTTGTAATGATCAGCTATATTGAGTTAGGAATACTAGGATACCGAAAGAAACACACTTACCGTAACGGTAAAAAAGATAAACACCGATCATACTTTATCTATGCTAAAGACTGGAACGCTATTAAAGAGCTTATGGACTTAGTAGACACAGAAAAGTGTGATATGTTTCCCGTTAACACCCCCGCAACACCGTGGGATGGCTCTGCTTACCATTCAACAACAGGAATTAGCGTTATTAAGAAAGGCTACGAAGACGCATTAAGATACTTCGAACAAAACGACATGAGCTATGTTGTAGATACTTTAAACAAGCTGAACAATACAGCATGGGAAATTAACCCAAAGGTGTTTGAAGTTTACAAAGAATGTATGCACCGTGAAGAAAATCCTTTTAAGTTTACTAAGGAGATCGATCCGATTAAACGGGCTTCTCTAATCATCGAGGCAGAGGCTATACAGAGGCTTGCAGAGAAGCACGTAGGACAACCATTCTATCACTTGTATAACCTGGACTTCCGTGGTCGTATTTATCCTAACACAGCCTTCTTACACGAGCAGTCTAGCGACAATGCTAAAGGCATACTGTTGTTACATGAACCTGTTGTATTAGGCGAAAATGGTTTGTATTGGCTTTGTGTTCACACTGCTAATGTTTGGGGCAATGATAAAGTAACTCTTGATGACAGAGCTAGCTGGGTTGAAGATAACTGGGGCTGGATTATTAACCAAGCAGAAAATCCTTTTGGCACTTGCGATTGGATGAAGGCAGACAAACCCTTTAGTTTCTTAGCCGCCTGTTATGAAATTAAAATGTTAGCTGACTGGACACGAGAAGGAAATTCAGAAGAGAGCTTCCCCTCATGTTTACCAGTTTACATTGATGGCTCTAACAACGGTGTACAACATCTAGTAGCTATGTCTCAAGACGATGAAGTAGCGCCCCTAGTTAACCTAGTCCCACAAGAACTTCCCGGGGATGTTTATATGTTTATTGCAGATAAAACTTGGGAGAACTTAGAGAAAAGAAAGCAGAAGTTAGATGCACCTACTATTAACAAGTTCAATGATGTTTTCCAAACAGCTACTAAGTTGCAAAGAGAATATCAAGAAGCTCCTGACAAGTCTGAAAGAAAAGCTTTAGCCTTTCAAGCAGCACAGACTTGGCGGAATCAAAATCGTAACCTAAGAGAAAAACTCTTTCCTGTTTACTGGACAAACATTCAAGACAAGAAAATACAGAGAAAGACAGTAAAGAGAAATGTAATGACTCTTGGCTATGGCGGTACGGCTTACGGTATGGGCCAACAGGTGATAGAAGACACTCGGGATATCTCACCCTATCTAAGAGACAAAGAGCATCTCTGGGGCGCACTCCTTGGCTCTCTGGTATATCAGACCTGTTATGATGAGCTCAAGGGGCCAGCACGTATGCTAAGACTCTTTCAAACTCTTGCCGAAAGAGCCAACGAAAAGAAGGTGTATCTGAGCTGGGTTTCTCCAATCACTAACTTCCCGGTATGTCAAGCTTACAGGAAGCCCACTACTAAACGCACTGAACTAAGGTATGGTGAAGAAATACTTAAAGTTCAATTACAGGTGTGGGAAGAAACTACAGTAAACGAGAGTAAACAAAAAACAGGCGCTGCTCCTAATATTGTTCATAGTCTCGATGCTGTCCACTTAACTATGTGTATTCATGATGCAGACTATATTACTACTGTTGTACATGATTCTTTCGGGTGTCATGCTGGTAATATGAATAACATGTTTATGCACGTTAGACAAAAGTTTGTAGATCTTTATAAGGCAGAGCCTTTAGAAGACATCTTACAACAATTAAACGCAACTGACTTATCGCCACCGAAAGGAACACTTAATGTCGAATCAGTACTCGAATCCGATTTTGCCTTTGCTTAAAGTTGGTAGCAAAATTAAGGTTGACCCTTTTGAGGATATGCCTGAAATACCTTTAGCTACTGTAACTAGTGTCTTTGAAGATGGTTTTGGAGCTATGTGCTCTGGAGTTAACATGTTTGAGTCGGATGACGACTTTTACTTAGAGATCTACGAAGACGAAACGATGAATCTTGTTAGTATTATCGAAGAATAATACCTGACGTTAAAGAACAATGATGTTCAAAACTAACCAACCCTTATATATATATATCCAAGAGGAAATAATCATGGCTATTCTTAAAAATGTAGAACTATTCTTTGCTAAACTTGACCCAAAGAAACCTAATGCAACCTTTGACACTGAAAACCCAACTTGGGAAGTACAGATCCGTACTCGTGATAAAGCTGTTGCTAAAAGCTGGAAAGATATGCACTTGAATGTTCGTCCTGATGAGGATGATAGTGGTGTCTACTATAAAGCTAACCTCAAGAAGAAATCAAAGAAACGGGATGGAACCCCCCAAAACCCAGTAAACTTGGTTGGCGGTAATCTTGCTGCAATTGACCCAAGTACACTAGGCAATGGGTCTATTGGTAATGTTCGTATCTATCAGTATGAGTATAATGTAGCTGGACGAACAGGTACAGCTTCCATGCTTATGGATGTTCAAGTAACAACTCTTCGTGAGTATACCCCAAAGCCCCGTGAAGATGCTTTTGAGATGACTGAGATGGAAGTCATTAAAGTAGCCGATAATCAACAGATCGATGCAGAAGACCTTGTAGGAGACGATCTAGACTTTTAAAAACAACACCTGAGTAAGTGTATAAACTGCTCATAATAATCAAATTCGTCAACTAAGAAAAAAATATGAAACTACTTAAAGGTGTATACCTCGCTGGTCCTATGGCTGGCTTTTCAGGTAAAGAAATGAAGGCTTG